AAGATTATATAGGAGATCTAAAACGGGATATTATAGGTAAAATTAGCGGATTAATATACTTTTAACCCCATATATATCATGGAACATAGTAGTACACTATAAATAGTAAGAGAGTTAGCCAGGGGGTTAACTCTTATTTTTATTGTGTGAAATTATAATAATGTGTGTCTAATGAACTGGAGGTGACTGCATGTTAGATGAAAGAATGATTAATGCCGCTTTGATGAAGGCTCAAGGTATTGATGTTATTAAGATTGCACCATTAGTAGGCATTTGTAGAGCAACATATTATAATTGGGAAAAGACGGAAGAATTTAAGGCTGAGGTGGTCAGACTTAGACAGGAGTTTTTAACTCAAGCATCGAACATGGCAGCATTTGAAGCACCTAAATCTATAAAGAAGTTGGCAGACCTTAGGGATAACGCTATAAGTGAGAAGGTTCAATGTGATGCGGCTAAGATACTATTGGATAAGACTGTATCTAATGCAACTAAGGTAGAGATAACAGATGGTAGAGATGATAAGGATATAGTTCCTGTTGATATACTGGCAGACGAAATAAAAGAATTCGATAAAGAGTAATCTGTATTGGGCTGTTTATAAAGGTATACCTTAAAGGCTAGAATATAATTAACCAATTTAAGCCATTTGTATTGTTTGTTAAGATGGTAAAAACAATTCATAAACGTTTGTAATAAACTTTGACCTTTACAAACTAATAGTATATAATAATACTATGAAGTATATGGAGGTTGATTGATATGAGAGAATATGGTTATGCAAGGGTAAGTGCTAAGGATCAAAACTTAGGCAGACAAACGGTAGAGTTAACTAAGTATGTGGATGATAAGTATATCTTTACTGATAAACAAAGCGGAAAGGATATGAATAGAGTGGAATATCAACTGCTAAGAAAGATGGTGCAAGCTGATGATGTTATCTATATCAAGTCTCTTGATAGACTGGGTAGAAATAAGCAGCAGATAAAGGATGAACTTGAATACTATAAGTCACAGGGTGTAAGAGTAAAAATACTTGATATACCAACAACTATGATGGATATACAAGAGGGTCAAGAGTGGTTAATAGATATGATTAATAACTTATTACTCGAGGTACTTAGCACAATGGCAGAGCATGAACGAGTGAGCATTAAACAGAGACAGGCAGAGGGGATTGCAGTACTAAGGAGTAATAACAATGGCAATGGGATAGGAAGACCTGAGATAGAATACCCTAATAACTTTAAAGAAGTATATAAGCAATGGAAGAATGACAAGATCACTGGCGTTAAAGCAATGGAGCTTTTACAATTAAAAAAGAATACATTCTATAAATTAATTAAAAAATATGAGGAGGACTGAAAGGTTCTTCTTTTTATTTTAAAGGAAGGGGTGGCATTCTATTTTGGAGATTCCGCAGAATGTGGGCGACTGGCTCCACAATTTCCATAGCATTTTTTCAACTTCAAAATAATTGAGAGGTGAGTATTTTGGAAGAAGCAAAAGATAATAGAAGGTTACTATATACTCACCTAAAAAAAATATTTAGTCCTGATAAAGCAGCTGAGTTAATGGAACAATATAATGACCATTTATTTGATTTTCAAGGATTAGCCTGGTCCGTTGGAAAACATTCGTTAGAATTTTTCTGTATGTATTTTCTTCAAGATGTATTTTTACCAAAAAAAGATAATGCAGCCGCTCCTATAGCACAAATTCACAAAGATATTTGGAAGGATATTCAAGATAGTATTATTAGTGATGGAGCATCTCAAAGGGGATGGATAGAACCTCGTGGAACTGGTAAAAGTGCATTTGGAACTTATGCAACTACTATCTGGTGTCATTGTTATAAATTCAAAAAATATACTTTGATTGGTTCTGATATATCCTCAACTGCTGAAAAGTTTGTTAAGGATATTAAAAATACATTTCTTGAAAATAAATATATCATTAAAGCTTTCGGAGTATTGCTTAATGATAAAGATAGAAAATATATTTGTAATTCTACACAACTGGAATTAACTAATAAAACTTTTATAGAAGCTATTTCCTCTGGAGCAAGTATGCGTGGTCGAAAATATGATAATTGTAGACCAGATTTAATACTCCTGGATGATTTTCAAAGTGAAGATGATTGCCGAACAAATGAAGCAAGAGAAAAGAAATGGAAAAAATACAGTGAAGATGTTAAGTTTGCAGTACAAAAGGCTGTAAAACGTGATGGAAAAGTTATTAAAAAGGGTACCACATTAATAGCTTTGGGAACACTGCAGCATAAAGAATGTTTTTATAGTAGATTAACTAAACAACCAACTTGGAAGTTCAAAAATAATAAAGGTGTGCTGATTGATGATTTTATTGATGAAGATGGTAAAAAGGTCAATGGGTTAGATCATTACTTTAATACAGGCTTATGGTTAAGATTTAAAAATATATTATTTAACTTTAAAAATGAAAATCGTTTAGAGGATTCTACTGAATTCTATTGGTTACACAAGGACGAAATGCAATTTCCTATGTTATGGTCTGAGTTTTGGGATTGTTTAGATATGGCCACAAGTTACTTTGAAAATCCTTCATCCTTTAAGCAAGAGGTCCAGGGCGATGTTGATAGCATTGGCGAAAAATGGTTTAAAACTGTTAGAACTGAAACGCGCGCTGAAATTGAAGCACATAAATTTATTAAAACGATGTTGGTTGTGGATCCAGGAGCAACAGCAAATGTTAAATCAGATTATTCATCATTTTTGGTTGGTTCAGAATGTGACAATGGATTAAAGTATGCCCGTAAGGCAGAACTTGCAAAAATAAATGCTCGTACAAATTTTGATGATTATATTAAACATATGATCGATTTATTAAAGGAATATCCTGATATAACGCATGTTTCTATTGAGAAAAATACATTCAATGGTGCAGATGCTTTTCAACTTGAAAAATCAATTGGAGAGGATCCTACATTGAGGTCCAGAGACATAAAAATCATAAATGATGCTCAGAAAAAGAATAAAGATGATAAAATTAGTACAATTATTCCTTACATGAATAAAGGCATGATCATTTTTGCAGAGGAAGATGAAGAATTTATAAAACAAATAATGGAGTTTGCGGGTCAGAAATTTTCAATTCATGATGATGCTCCTGACGTAACTGCAGAATTCACATTGAAAATTGATGTAATAAAGGTAGTAAGTGTTGTAAAAATATTTGATAGAAGAACCCTTGGGCTATAGGAGGTGGATAAATGAATATAAGCGAATTAATAAAAACGCTATTTAAAAAGCAAACTGGATTAGATTTATATAATCCTGAACATTTAGCATTAGTTAAAAAGATATATGGCAATTATAATGCTACTAAGCATATTTATGAAAAGATGTATCGATATTACAAAGGCGATACTGATGCAATGAGAAAATACAAATTTATAACTGAAAGATCTAATATTAAGACAAATACAAATTATATAAAGAAATTTATTAAGGAAGAAGTCAGTTATACCGTTGGCAATGACATAACGTATGAGTCCCGTAGTGATAACAACAATATAGTTAATGATATTGAGTATTACACTTCACACTGGGATGAATTACATGATACTGACTTGATGAAGTACTTGCTTATATTTACCAAGGTCTATGAAGTTTATTACCTTGATGATAATATTGATTTTTGCAGTAAAATTATAAAACCCACTGACGGTTATGCCTATACGGATAATTCAGGTAAGGTTTTATTTTTTATTCATGCATTTAAAAATGATTTTGATTATATCAACCAATACATTGATGTATACACAGATACTTACATTTATCATTATGATAATAAATTTAATGAGATTGATAAACCTACAGCAAACATATTTCATCAAGTCCCGGTTTCTGTTGGGAAACTAACATTGGAAGAGTACCATGATAGTTTATATAAGGATATTAAAGGCTTACAAGATGCTTTTGAAACTAATTTTAGTGATATTGGAAACGAAATAAGTGACTTTAGAAGTGCTTATTTAGTATTTACAGGATGTGAAATGGATGAAGCTTTACTTCCTGCTATGAAAAAGCTTGGCGTTTTAAACGCTAAGGATAAGGATAGTACCATTCAATGGTTAATTAAAAATATTAATGATACTTTCATCCAAAATACACTTGATAGATATGTAGATACTATGTATCAAATTTCTTGTCATATCAATCATAACGAGGGCATGGTCAGCAATTTATCCGGTATTGCTTTAAGATCTAGACTTATTGCACTAGAAAATAAATGTGAACTTGAAGAAAAGGCACATAAAAATATCGTTAAAAATCGTAATAGGTTTTTGTGTATGTATTTAAACCTTAAGAAGAATAAAAATTATGATTATAAAGATATTAATGTCCTTTACACACCTAATATCCCAATGGATGATTTAGGTACGGCTCAAATGTTAGCGAACGTACCAGAGGGAATAATTTCGAAAGATACTGCTAGAGGAAGATTTAGTTTTATTAGTAATAAGGTAGCTGAAGCTGAAAAAGTTAAGAAAGAACAGGATGATGAGGTACCAGATATTAATTTAGATACTGTTGACACTACGACTACTACTGATACTACACCGCCGATAGATAGTCAGGATATTGCACCAATTGTTGAAGATGCTTCAAATAAAAGCTTAAATGGAGCTCAAACACAATCGTTAATTGCAGTATTAGCACAATATGCTGCTGGAAGTTTAACCTTAGGCCAAGCTGTTAATGTAGTGGCGATAGCTATTGGCGTAAGCAAAGAAGAAGCAACTAAGATAATTGAAGGTGCAAGCTAATGAGTGATTATACTGAGGCCGAAGAACTAGCATTTATACAGAGTCTTTATGATGAAGCAAATAAGCAATTAAAAGAAGTTTATAAGGACCAAAAGGATAATAGAGATGAACTGCTTAAGGAAATTGCAGTTATAATGCTTGCTTATACTATTTTAGACAGTCTTATGAGCCTGCCAAAACAAGATATAAAGAAAGAGTATAGCAGATTGTCTAAGATCATTGATAAGTCCGCACAAGGTCAAGGGACTACAGAAAATAATGTTATAAAAGATATTTTAACTGATACAGTAAATAAAACCTTTGATTTTTATAGCTATAATGTCAATTTGAAAGATGTTAAGAAAATTATAGAAAACAATTTTAAAGGAAAGTATTTTAGTTCAAGGGTATGGGACAATGAAGAGGAAGTTGCTAAACATCTGCATAAGCAAGTTAATGATTTCCTTAATGGTAAAGTAAATGTTAATCAAATTAAAAAAAATATTGAAAAAACTTACAATACCAATGCGTATAATGCTAAAAGATTAGTGGAAACAGAAGTTTCAAGGTGCTCTAATGATGCGTTTAATAGATTTTGCAAAGAAACAGGAGTTGAAAAACTTAGATATAATGCTACTTTAGAAAATACATGTGCTGAGTGTTTGGAAAGCCATGGTAAAGAATATGAATATGGAGATGAACCAAGTTTACCAAGGCATCCGCTTTGTCATTGTTTTTATGAGATTATTGAATAAAAG